GTTTCAAGAGGTTCTTCATGTTTAAATAACTTTAAATTTTTTGTTTCACTCATTTATTTACTCCTTTCTCAAGAGTTTCTATTCTTTTTATTAAACTTTGGATAATATTATCTTTTTCTTTATCTTTCGCTTGTAACTTTTCTATTTCATCTTGTTGCTCTTGTATTGCTTTATATGCTACTGATGTCATGCTATATAAATTTGCACCTATTTCTTTTCCTTTTTCGTCTATTGATGTTAAATCTTTTGAATACTTGTAATTACTTCCGATTACAAAACCGAAGCTTTTTTTGTCTGTGTCCTTATCTGTTTTATAATTAAATTCGTAAATATCAGTATTTTTTACAACATCTATTGCTTTCTTAGTATATCTTTGTATATTTTTCTTTTTTTCTTCTCTTGAATTATCTATAAATGCTTTACCACTTACATATCCATCAGTACAATTAATGCCTTTATACGCCGTTAAATATCCAGTATTTGTTATGTTTCCTTCTATATAACAACTCGTTCCATGTATAGCTCCATCATCTGTAAATAAGCAATAATTATCTCCTGAACCTAATCTAAAGCTATTGCTTCCTGCTTGATTTGCATAAAATTTTATATTGTCCAATATAGTAATTGAAGCATAATCAATCACATTTTTTGGATGTATTTCTAATAATGATTTATTTGTTTCTTCATCCCAAAAATATAATCCAAATCCAGTTGGGTCTCCGTTTAGAAGTACTCCACCTGATTTCATACCTGTTCCGATTCCATCTAATACTAAATTGCAATTACTTAGTACCAATTCACCATAAGAACCATCACTATTTTCTTCACTCATAACAAAATTTTTTATGTATAAAATAGGCCAAAATTTATTATCTTTTTTTGTTGTAATTCCCCAAGCCATACCATCAGATATTTCTTGTCCATAATTTCCTGTTACCCCAAAACTTATATAGTTTTGATCATCAATTGTATTTACGCCCATTTCTCCAAATTCAGTTCCATCATCTTTATAAAAATGTTGTCCTTCTTTATCTAACGCCATCATTACATTCTTATCTTTATCTAATATTGCTAAACTAGCATTTTTATTTATTATCATCATTTGAATAAAGTCTGAAATTTGATTCCATGCCACTTTTACATGTTCATAGTTTTGCTCTATTGCTGTTCCTAATTTGCTTGTTTCTGTATAGCCTTTTAACTTGTTATCTGTACTAGAATTTGCACTATTTATTGCTTCTGTTTTTGCCGTTGATGTTTCTGTTTTTGTTGAATATGTTTTACTTACTTCACTTGTTATGCTTTCTGCTTTTTGTGTTATTTGTGAATTTGTTTCTGTTTTTGTATAGTAATTATTACTTAAATTTTTATTTGTACTATCTGCTGTACTCTTTGCTGTGTTTGCTGTGGATTGTGCTTTATCTGCTTTACCATCTACTGTTTTTATTTCTGTTTTTACTTCACTTACACTTTGTGTTATTCCGTTTATATCTTGTTCGTGTTTTGTTAGTTTTTCAGAATTTTCAGTTGTTTCTTCAACTAATTGTTCAATCTTTCCTTCTGCTTGACTTATTCTGCTTTGAACTCTTCTGTTTACAACCTTTTGACTTTCTTTTTTTACGGTTGTTTCTTCTTTTTGTTTTATTTGGATTTTACTTGATATTTGTGCAATAAATCTTCCTTCTAATGACATTTCACCTTGATAAAAAACATTTTTACCATTTATAACTATTTTGTCTCCAATGTCTATAGCAGGGTCTATTATTACTTTTCCTTCAAATGTATTTACTGTCAAATCTTTTATTTTGTTGTAAATCTTTTGAACTTGGTCTTCGTCAACAATGTACATATTTTCTTGATTTATCCAAAGATTATTTCTTGTGTCATCTCCAAATTTAAAACTTCTTACCCCATCTTCATAAGATACTTTTGAAATTTTAAATTCTTCACCCCATTTATATTCTCCAAACATTTCAAGTGATATTTCTGTTTCATCTTGACCAAATTCTCTGAAACATAATTTTCCTTCTCTATCAATACAAGCAAAGCAACCTGCACTCTCTGCAATATAACTAATGTATTCTCTTGCTGTTACAGTATTGTCATAAACAGATACCTTTTTATCAGAATTTAAAAAAGAAGTAGAACCTAATTCTACTCCTGCTTTATTACAAATATCTTGTGCAACTTCTAATAGTGTTGCTTCATTTTTTTTATCTATCAATTCTTTCCCATTATAATTAAATTCAAATTTAATCATATTGTCTAATGCCTTTATTGTTATTGTATTGTCATCATTATCTGTGTAATCATCTACATTATAAATTCCAATTGGTATCATTTCAAAACTACTATTATTACTACTTAAACTTTTAACTGATATTCCATTTAATGTTCCTACCAACATTGCATTTACTTCTGTTACTGTTAATGAGTGACTTATTAATATTCCATATTCTACTCTTATTTTTGAAAGAGTTTTTGGCATTTTATCTTTATATAGTTTCATTTCAATGTATTGACTTGGTGTACCACCTAAGCAAAATTCTTCTTCAAATGCATTGCCACCTTTTTTAAAATCCAAAATATAGTCTGGATTTATTAGTACATCATCTATATAGATATTCATTGCACAAACTGGGTTTTCATATCTATTTTGTTTCCACTTTTTACTTGTTTCGTACATTAACTCAACCCCTTTGCTTTATTTACTGTTGCTTTTTGTTGTGCTGTTAATTCTTTTTGCATCAAATTAAAAGACACTTTCCATCTTGATTTGGAAGTGTCTTCATCTAATCCTGTTTTATGCATTTCGCTTGTTCTTTTGCTTACTCTGAATTTTGCGTTTTCTAACATACCACCTTGAACACTCGGGCATTTTACTGTGACTATCATCGGATTCTGGTATGTTGCCTGCAAAAGTTCTTCTGCCTCGTCTTCTGATAAGTAGTCCCATGACATTTCAAGCTTTAGCATTCCAATTGCAATCGGATTATCTATTAATGCTCCTGTTACTTTTGATGTATAACTATCATTGTCTGTATCTTCTATATTATCTTTATATGTAGATGGTGTTTTCATTAACTTACCATTTAATTTCCATAACATAATTTTACCCTCCTACTAAAGCTTCTATGTCTTTTCCTGTTCTTCTTTTCTTGTCTCTTAAATCATCTAACAATATTTGTCCTAGTTTTTGATTTCCTACATTAATTGTTAAATATATTGGTCTATCATCGCTATTCCCACTATAATTAGATAATACATCCTCAAATGTATCACGCATAATATTTTGTGGTGTTACAATTTCTGGATTTGTTTTAGCTCCGGAATATTCACCAGCTATTACGGTCGTAGCTTCTGTTAAAACACCACCCTTTGCTAATCTTGGTAAACTCAATGTATTTATGCTTCCAACATAAACTCCTGGAATTAGATTAATAAGCCTAATTCCCCCATTAATTAATCTAATCGCACTATTTATGGTTCTTTCAATTAAAGATATAACGCCATTAATACCTGATTTAACAGCTCCAGATATTGCATTCCCTATACTTGTACCTAGGCTTGAGAACGTATTTCTTACTCTGCTCCATACTCCACTAAAAAAACTTCCTATATTTGAAAAAATATTTTGAATTGAATTATATGCATTTTGAAAATTCTGTACTATTCCATTTTTTATATTACTTACTGCATTTTTTATATTAGATGTAATATTGTTCCATATGTTTGATGCTATATTTTTTATATTGTTAAAAATGTTTGAAATATTATCTTTCACGCTATTAAATATACTAATTGCTGTCTGTTTTATATTTTCCCAAATTTGCTTTATACTATCTATTAGGCTAGATATTCCATCAAGTAGTCCTTGAATCATATATGTTCCTAATTCTGCCATGACTGTCGATGGTGAATGTATTCCAAACACATTTTTAAATCCTTCTATAAAAGGTGTAAAAATATGGTCTATTACCCATTGTCCCAAATTGCCAAGTGCTTCTATAATTCCTTTGAATATTCCTTCAACAACATTTCCACCACATTCTTTTATTTTTTCACTGAAAAAGTTTCCTGCTTCATCTATAGCTTCATTTATTTTTTCTCCTAGAATCATTCCTAAATTAATAAAACTTGCAAAAGCACTTCCCAACATTTCAAACATTGAGTCTACAATTCCATTCCAATCTATGTTTTTACAAAAATCAATTAACCCTTGAACAATAAAACTCCAATCAAAATCCTTAAAAAATGTTGTAATACCATTTAAAGCTCCCTTAATACCTGTACTTATTGTATCTCCTAATGCTCCCCAATTTGTATTTTTAAAAAATCCATTGATTGCATTAGCAACAGCACTACCTAAACCTGACCAATTAAATGTATGAACAAATGATTGAACAAGATAGATTGCAGTATTTATTCCTTGCGCTATAGTATTTCCGACTTGCTTCCAGTCTGTTGTTGCTATGAAACCATTTAAAAATTGTGCAATATTAGTTCCAATTTTTTTTGCTGTATTTTGTATTTTATCCCAAGGTATGCTATTCATTGCATCATTTAATTTTTCTCCAATTGTTGCTCCAACTTCATACCAATTTCCATTTTTTATTACATCTATAATACTATTATCTACTTTAGATAAATCAAAACTTGGTGCTGTTGTTCCTCCGCTTCCACTATCTGAATTATTGCTATCAGAGATATTGTTGA